ATTCAAAATGGCAGAAATATTAAGCAATAGTTTTAAAACAGATGTAACAAGGTTATTTATTGATGACCTTGCTAATAACGATTACTATGTTTTCGTTTCTGGTATTGACACTTTTTCACCTGAAGATGCTCAAGCTTCTAAAACAGGATTTTTAGAGCGCACACTTTTTGGTAAAAAAGTACTTCAAGATGACATTCATTTTATGATTAAATACTATCCTTGGCAGGTTGGTCAAGTATATGTTGAATATGATGATGCAGTTAATTTAACAGACCAAAGATTTTATGCAGTAGTAGGTCCAAACGATAATGATACGGGTGATTACCGTGTATTTAAATGCTTAAACAATAATAATGGTGGAGCTGCTAGTACACCACCTAGTTATGACCCAACGAATACTAGTCAAATTTATCTAACTGCTGATGGATATGTTTGGAAATACATGTATGTTATTTCTTCATTAGAATTTGATTCTTATAACGCAATTGGTTATGTGCCAATTACACCTACACCATCTCCTAATAACCCATCAGCTAATACTGCAAGCACAATTTCAGATATAGTTGTAACAAATCCAGATGATAATTTCGGATATGATGAATATACAGGTGGATTAATTCAGACACCATTCGCGTCTGGCGTTTTAATTGTAACACCGTTTTCAGATAATTGGAGCCCTGTAACTAATTACTTTACAGGCCAATATATTTACACAACTAATCCATCTAATGGAATTTCTAGATTATTCCAAATTACTTATTATAGCTATAATCAAGCTACAGGTAATGCTGAAATTAGAGTTGGCGCAGAATTACTAACTGGAGTAGCTACACCTGATTTATCTGGTGTACAAAGTAATGCTAATTTTAAAATTATACCTAGACTTAATATAATTGGAGATGGTACAGGCGCAGTAGCAATACCAAATGTTGTAAATAATAGAATAACTTCGGTTACAGTTTTAGACGAAGGAAGTGGTTATACTAATGCTGTTGCGAGCGTTATTGACCCAGGCGCTAATTCATTTTTACCGGAAGATGAAACAACAACAGATGTTCGTGCGTTAATACGACCTCGTTTATCTCCACCTGGCGGTCATGGATTTAATTTAATCGACGAATTTAGATGCAAGCATTTTGGTTTTTATGGATATATTACAGCAGAAGATAATACATTAATTGGCGATGTAAATACTTATGGTGGTATAGGTATAGTACGTTCGCCCGAATTTGATACAGGGTTTACAGCTAATATATTTGATAATAGAATTGCAATAGTAACAGATGACTATAATAAAGTATCTGCAAACAGTACAATTATTCAAGTAGACAGTAATAACGATACAGTATTTAGTGCAAAAGTACACGAAGTTGATGCATCAGCAAATACGGTTTATCTTGCTGAGTATTTAGGACCATATTCAAATAATGCTAATACAGGTCAATTACATACAAATAATACAAACGATGTCCCATTAGATTTAAACTTACCATTTAGAAACGAAACTGGCCAGACAATCAATATAAATAGTCCGGTAGCCTCAAATGTTACACTATCAGATTATATGCAGAAAACTGGTGAAGTTTACTTTATGGAGAACTTCTTCCCACTTGCTAGGACCGACCTATCTCGTGAGGAATTTAAGTTTGTACTGGAATTTTAAGGAAATAATATAAATGCCTATTAACACAAATCTCAATCAATCGCCATATTTTGACGATTACGACCAAGATAAACAATTCAATCGCGTCTTGTTCAAGCCGGGATTTGCGGTTCAAGCTCGTGAGTTGACACAATTACAAAGTATTCTGCAAAACCAAATTGAACAATTTGGCGATAATATTTTTAAAGAAGGTAGTATCGTAAAAGGATGTACCTTTAATAATATTGACGATTTACGTTATGTAAAATTAGAAGATACTGCTGCTTTTGACCCAACTGAATATGAAAGTCGTATTGTAATAGAAGACCCCACTGGTGATATTATTGAACTAGATTATGTTTATATTATCACTGGCTCTATTTCAGGACTTCAAGCACAAATTATTAAAGCGCGTAAAGGTTCTGTAGCTTCACAACAAAATCCTCAATCAACATTTTGGATTAAATATTTAAATACAACAGCAAGCTATACACAGTTTACAGCTGGTGAATCTTTTAGTATTGATTTATACAAATATAAGCGCGGTACTCAATCACCAAGTGGCGCTAATCCAACACCAATTTTTGCATCGTCTCCAGATGTTAGAGTTTCAACTGCTAGTGATAGAGTAGGTAAAGCATTTGGTATTCAAATGTCACCTGGTATTATTTTCCAAAAAGGTCATTTTGTATTTGCTAGTGAACAAACATTAATTATAGAAAACTATTCTGATGTTCCTTCAGATAAAAACGTAGGATTTGAAACAACAGAACAAACAGTTAGCGCATTACAAGACGACTCATTATTTGATAACGCGTATGGTTCTAAAAACGAAAATGCACCAGGCGCAGATAGATTAAAATTAACACCAAATTTAGTTGTTAAGACTCCTACTGAAGCTAATGCAGATGCTGATTTCTTTACAATTATTCGTTATCAAAATGGTAACGCGGTTGGATTAAGAGATGTTTCTCAATATAATATCCTCGGTGAAGAAATGGCTCGAAGAACATACGAAGAGTCAGGTAACTATGTATTAGAAAGTTTTCCAGTTTCAAGCGATGACAGAATACCAGAAGGTTCAGCAAATACTGAAGTGACTGCATTATTAGGTCAAGGTGTTGCTTATGTTAAAGGTTTCCGCATAGAAAATTCAGGTGAACGTTCATTTACAATTGACCAAATTCAAAGTACAGAAACAGTTAATAACCAAAGTATTGGTATTGAATATGGGCATTATGTAGATGTTACAGGATTTAGCGGCAGACTTGATATTGACCACACTCCAGTTACTTTACAAGACAATACTAATGGTACTATAGGAACAGCTATTGCGCTTAATTTAACACCGACAAGACTTTATCTTTCTAATATTGCATTAAGTGGACCAATTACTAACTTAGATAGAGTATCTGATGGTAACGGTTATGTTGAAGTTGGTAATAAATTAAAAGAAGTATCTAAGAAGCCATTAATATTTGATAGTGGTTTAAGTAGTGTATTTGAATTAACAGACACACTCATTCCAGTTCGACAAAGAGTTGCTGCTACTCACTCAAGTGGTGCTATTACTTTAACTGCAAATCCTGGTGAAGATTTTGATTGTCAACAAGACGACATTTTAGTTATTGCTGATAATGGTGTTCAATGGCCAGTTACTGGATTAACAAAATCATTAAATAATTCTCAAATGGATTTCAACATTGACTCTGGTGCAAATACTAATGTATTTGTTTACCATAACAGAAGATTAGTTGGTACAGGTTCTACCGGAATAGATTCATATAACAAAGTTATTCGCGAGCCATGGGTTAAAGTTACTTATTCAGGTAATGCGCAAGCTTCAGATACACAATATAATTTAGGTTTCCCAGATGTATTTGAAATTAAAGAAATTAAGGATAGCACTGGTGCAGACTTTACAAGTAGTTTCAGATTAGTACGAAATCAAAAAGACCAATACTATGATTTATCATATATTGAATATATCGCAGGACGACCTAAGCCAGCTGACGGTTCTGTCCTAGTTAACATTAAGTGTTTTGAGCTCTCATCGTCCACTGGTGAATACTTCTTCTCAATTAATAGTTATCCGAATACACTTGATAGAAATGACATACCGGTTCATGTGAGTGACACAGGGGTACAATATAACCTTAGGGAGTGTATTGACTTCAGACCTCACTGTGATATAGAATCCGGTGTAAGTTATTCAGCTACAGAATCTAGTGCAAACGCAGGAAGTGCTACACAAGATGTTGGTGTTACTCAACCAACATTCTCAACTTATGGTGCGCCATTAATTCCAGCAATAAATGAAAGTGCTACAACAGATATTGAGCACTATTTAGCTCGTATTGATTCTATTGTTGCAGATTCTTATGGTGAATTCTCATTAGTAAAAGGTAAAGAAAACGCAAGACCAGTTCCACCTCAAGTTGAAAACGATAAACTTGTAATTGCAACTGCTTTTGTTCCAGGTTACCCTGCGCTTTCATCTAAAGATGCAGACACACAACGCAAAAGAGAATATGCTGTAAGAATTACGCCAACTGGTGTTAAAGCATACAGAATGAAAGATATGCACAATCTTGAGAAAAAGATTGATAACATGGCATACTATATTTCGTTAAATCAATTAGAATCTGATACACAAAACTTAACAATACTTGATGAAAATGGCTTATCAAGATTTAAAAATGGATTTGTTGTAGAACCATTTAATAACTTATCTTTAGCTAATATTAACTCACCAGAGTTTAGGTCAGCAGTTCCATTTAATCAAAGGATTTTAACACCTGCTGTTAAGACATTCCCTATTGATTTAAAATATAAATCAAACACAAGTGGTACTATTTTCCCATCAGTTACTAATCCTAAAGTTGCTACATTAACAAGAGATTCAAATGTTGATGTTATTACACAACCTTATGCAACAAACTTTAGAAACTGCGTAAGTAACTTCTTTAAATATATTGGTGAAGGTGTTATTTCTCCACCTTATGACGCTTCTTACGATACAACTACAAACCCTGTTACTCTTGAAATAGACCTTGCAAGTCATTTTAGAGATTTTGTTGATAATATCCAGCAATTCTTGCCGATGACTGATACTACAGCTACTTCTACATTTGACCGAGACGAAGGTAGAGCTGGCAGACGTGGTGCTGGAACACAAACTACAACAATTACAACAAGAACAAGTGAAATTACTGTTAATGATTCAGTTATTAATATGCCTGTTGGTGACTTTGTATCTAACTTCGAATTTGAGCCATTCATGGCATCTCGTGATATTAAAATTTATATGAGCGGTTTAAGACCTAACACACCTCATTATTTCTATTTTGACGGTCAAGATGTTAATGCTCATATCATACCAGGTTCTACAGCGTCATCAGTTGATGGAATTGAAAGACTTGGAGATAAAGGTGTTACATCAGTAAGCACAGATGCAAATGGTAATATTTACGCTGTCTTTAATCTTCCAGCTGAAACATTCTATGTTGGAGACCGTGTATTAGAGATTGCAGACGTTAACCAATATTCAAGTATTGATTCTGCATCTACATCTAAAGGATTTATTACATATCGTGCATATAACTTTAGTGTTGAGAAAAGTGCATTAACAACTTCAACTCGTGCTCCAGATTTTGATGTCAACACAACTACAACGACTCGAAACGTTATTCGAAGAATTAGAGGTCGTGACCCAATTGCTCAGACATTCTTTATTAAGAAAGGTATGGGCCGCGGTTCAAACTCTGTGTATCTATCAGAGGTTGATGTATTCTTTAAACGTGTAGCAACAGAAAAGAATGGTATTACTTTACAAGTACGTGAAGTTATTAATGGTTATCCTACAAACCAAATTGTACCATTCTCTAAAGTACATAAATTACATACAGAATTAACAAGTGCTACGTCTGACGACGCTTCAGTAGCAACAACATTTGCATTTGATGCACCTATTAGATTAGATGTTGAAAAAGAATATGCCATTGTTTTACAGCCTGATGCTTCAGACCCTAACTATTTAGTATTTACATCTAAAGTTGGTGGTACTGATTTAACTCCTGGAACAACTCAAGGTACAGCAATCGTACAAGATTGGGGTGATGGCGTTCTCTTTACATCAACAAATAATAGCGCATGGTCTTCTTATCAAGATGAAGACATGAAGTTTACATTAAGACGTGCTAATTTTAGTGCTTCAACAGGTTCTGTTACACTTACAAATAACGATGACGAGTTCTTAACGGTCAATAACATTACTGGAGCATTTAATGTTGGTGAAAAAATTTACCAAGAAGACCCAGTATATGTTGCAACTCCACCTTCTAATGGAGTAAATGTTACACAAAATTCTAATGTAGTAACTTCAGGCGGCGATTTAAATACAATTTATAGTGATGGCGACTTTATTAAAATATCAAATGGTAGTGATATAGGAATTTATAAAATTGCAAGTGTTGATAGCGCAGTACAGCTTACACTTACAAGTCCTTGGGGTTTTGCTTCTGTTAATGGTACAGACCACTTACCAGTAACTGTTGGCGTATTATCTTATCTAGATAAAAGAAATGCAGCAACAATGCATCTTACTGAAAGTTCAGCAACATCAACAAGACCATTCCAAGTTGGTCAAACGATTAAAGGATTAGATAGTACTAAGACTGCAGATATTACTTCTATTGATAACATTAATATTAGTTATTTCCAACCATTTATTAGTCAAATAAATGATTCTGTTTCTTCTACAACATTTGAAGGAACATTTGTATCGCCTGATAATGTTAACATTACTTACGATTTACCTTTACAGTTTAATGATAATAACCACTACAATCAAAAAGGTGTTATTCTTTATAGTAAATCAAATGACCCATCACGCACGAAATCATTTGATTTAATTGTTAATATGGAAAATAATAGCAATGTAACTTCATCACCGTTTGTTGATATTGAAGTATCTAAGCTATTAGCTTATCAATATACACTATCAAATACAGCTGCTGATTCTTCTGCCTTTGTTTCTAAGACTGTTGAATTAGCAAGTGATTTAGATGCTGAAGATATAAATGTTATAGTAACAGGGTACAGGCCTACGGGTACTGATATTAAAGTTTACATAAGAGCACAGAGCCCATTTGATTCTGCTGGATTTGAAACTGTGCCATGGACTGAATTAGAATTATTTGAAGGTGTTGGTACATTCTGTAGTAAAACTAATATTAGAGATTACAAAGAATTTAGATATAGAATTGCAGACGCAAATAAAAATGCCGGTGTTTATGAATACACAAGTAGCAATGGAACATTCCAAGAATTTAGAAGATTTGCTATCAAGATTGAATTACTATCATCTAATATTCATAATGCACCTACACTTATGGATTATAGAGCGATCGCCTTGACTTAGGAATTAATGATATGAGTAATATAAAAAGAGATAATAATAGTGGAGCAGTACTCAACACAGATGTGGCTGCGCTGAATAAATATAAAGTAGAGCGCAATTATTATCGTAAAGTAGATAAACTTCAAGACGATATTTTAGAAATCAAACGCAGTATAATTTCCATTTATGAGCGAATAGAAAAGCTGGAAAACAAGTAATGGCTAAAAATATATCAAACATACAGACATCAGATACATTTCAGCAATGGCTAGATAAAACTAACGAAATCAGTACTGCTTTTAGAACTGACGTAATTACAACTGGTTCTGGTGATTCTGCTGCACAAGGTAATGCTCAAATTACTGGTAATTTTACAGCTGCTACATTCTTAGGAGATGTTCAGACTGACGCGCTTTCGTCTGAAACAGCATCTGCTACTATTCAAGTTAATAGTCCAATTAAAGTTAATGGTGCATCTCAAACAACTGCCACATTTTCTAATGGAACCGGCGGTCAAATTGAATTTACTAACGGTAGTTTAACATGGGATGTTGGTTTAAAAGATAGTGGCGGTAACTTTATTATTAATACTGGTGCTGGAGCAGATAAGCTTAGTTTAACCAGTGCTGGAACATTAACTGTTCCTAATTTAGCTGTAACTGAAAATGTTGTAGTAACTGAAGATGTTACTGCTAATAATTTTATTGGTGATGGTTCTCAATTAACAGGTGTTATATCGTCAGTAGCTGTTAACGACCTTTCAGATGTTACAATTACAAATGTACAAAATGGTCAAGTACTAAAATATAATTCAAGTTCAGGCTTATGGGTTAACGATACAGACTTTGACTCTGGTCTTAATGCTAGTACTCTTGATAATTTAGACAGCACAGACTTTTTAAGAAGTAATGCTAACGACACATATACTGGTACATTGACTGTTACTGGTAATATTAACCAGACAGGTGAATTAACTGTTACTGGTAATATTCAAGCAACTGGTGATATTATTACTGCTTATGTCGCATCAGATTTAAGATTAAAAGACAATTTAAAAGTTATACAAAATCCATTAGATAAAATAAGTCAAATTAATGGATATATGTTCAATTATAAAGACAAACCTAGTGAAACTATTCCAGGCGTTGTTGCTCAAGAAGTAGAAGAAATACTTCCAACTGTAGTATTTAATCATGAAAGAAATGGTGAAACATACAAAGCAGTTCGTTATGAGCAATTAATACCTCTTTTACTAGAGTCGATTAAAGAATTGAAAGAAAAAGTAAATGATTTAGAGAATCAGTTAAATTCGTAATGGGTAGTTGGGTACTGACCTAATAAATAATAGAATAAATTAAGGGAAAAGTCTAAATGGCAAAAATTTCAGAATTACCTCCTATTACCGGTGCGAATACCAGGCCAGAGGATTTATTTGTCGTTGTTAACCTAGTACAGGGTGACGATGGTACAAGTAGTATCACTAGGAAAGAACTGGTTCAAGCAATCCAGTATGAAGTTTTTGACCGTATAACAATTACAGGCGGCACAATTTCTGGCGTCCAAATGCGCGACTCCACGCTTGATAATGTTCGTATCGATAACTCAGACATTGAAGATACAGACTTTGTTCGTGGCTCTATCCAAGATACTGAAATCTTTGATTCCACAGCTAATAACATTACAATTACATCATCGTCATTTACTAATGGCTCATTAGTATCTTCAACTGGTGAAGATTTAGACATTGCCAACTCTGATATTGACGACTCTAGATTTACAAATTCAACAGGTAATAACATTGTACTTACAAGTTCAGAGCTGAATGATAGTACAGCAAACAATGTTATTATAACAAATTCCGAGTTTAATGACGGCACAGGTAATAATGTCGCATTAACAAATTCTACTATTGATGATTCTGTAATCACCGATAGTTCTGCAAATAATATTACGATTACTCAATCAACATTTGCAGATGGCGCGCTCAGCGATAGTACAGCTAATAACATTACTATGTCTTCATCATCATTTGATGGTGGATTAATTACAAATTCAGATGGTCGTACTCTTACAATTACAACTTCTGATTTTTCAAATGGTACTGGTGCTAATAATATATGGACATCTTCACAGTTCAATGATGGCACAATCAATAATTCTATTATTACTTCATCTGAATTTAATGATGGTACAGCAAACAATATCGTTATTACAGATTCTGAGTTTAACGATGGTACTGGTAATAATGTAGTACTTACAAATTCAACCATTGATGATTCAACATTCACCGATGGTACAATATCTAATACTTCATTTACAGGTACTATGGATAATGTTGTAGCTACTGATATGACAATCCGTAGTTCATCTGCTGATGGCTTAAGTTCTACTAATTCAACTTTTGATAATGGTGAAATAGCAAGTTCTGCATTCGATGGTGGTACAATAACAAATTCTGACCTTGTTGACTTTGACATGGACTTGTCCAAAGAAATGGACCCACCGATTGATGATGAATCATTCTTTGCTGTTAAAAATGAGAAAACTGGTGAAACAGAAAAAGTCAATATGGCTGCACTTTACGATGATATATCTCGTAGAACAGCTCAAGCACTTAAAGTTCACGTAGACGCTGGTTCAGGTGACGACGATAATCCAGGTACTCAATTACAACCTGTTAGAACACTTGAAAGAGCTTTCGAACTTTGTTTAGAAAAAGCTGGTGGTGACCTCAACAGAAACGCAATTAATAACGCAGTTCATATTTCAGTTGGTCCAGGTACATATTATACAAAAGGTAATCTTCAGTTACCTGATGATTGTTCTTGTACTTCTACAGCTGGCCAGTATGCAACTGTTATTGAATTAGAAAAAGGATACGAAAACAATAATGGTATCTTGGTTGGTTCAGGTTGTTATGTACAAGGTTTCTCATATCAAAATTTCCAAGTTGATAACTTTGACTTCCCAGAGGGTGGATTTGCTATCGCATATCGACCTGGAGCTAAGTTACTCCGTTCTCCATATTTAAGAGATAGTACTCAGTTATCTAACTTCTTAAGACAAGATGTTGAACCACCTTTAAATCCATATAACTCAAAAGGTACTCTTGCTGACTTAGGTAGAGAATTTACTTTAAAAGCAGGTCTTACAGGTGACTGGAATCTTGATGATGAAGTTGTATTCTCATCTGGTGCTGTTGGTTACTTATCTTGGGACGACTCACAAGACGCAATTAAAGGTGTTCCTGGAGATATTGCAACTTATCGTAAGATTAGAGTTCGTAACCTTAAAAACAACAAAGGTTTTGCAGTCGGTGACACTGTAACATCAGAATCTGGTGGTGTTGGTGTTGTTGAAAGTATTGGTATTGACGACTTCCCGAACAGAGCAGTTGGTAGAGGTGGTGGTTGTGTACTCGCAGACAGAAGAGTACTAGATACTGACTCATTATATACTTACGTATTATGTTTTGGTTTCACACCTCGTACTCAAAACGGTTTAGGTTATGTTGCAAGAGACGGTGCTGGTGTTAACGGTATCGGTTCTCTATCCATCTTCGTACGATGCGCATTCTATGCATTGAATGGTGGACAAATGACGCTGAACAACTCAGGTACTCAGTTCGGTGACATCTCAATGAGAGCAAAAGGTACTACCGAGTTCTTTGCTCCTAAGTCAACCTCTGCAACAATTATCGGTAATACTGCATTTGCTGATACAATTGAAAATGCTGCTGATGATATTATCGACGATATGGTCGATTATTTAACAGCTAATACAGCAAACGGTGGATTAGGTTATCAAGAGTATGATTCAGAAAAATGTTTAAGAGATTCAGGTATTATACTTGATGGTACAGGTTATGATATCGCACTCGACACTAACTATTGGGGAAGACTTGCAGGAATTACTTATAGGTCTCCAATCAGTTATGTTGTACCAGGCGAACAGCTTGAAGAAACAAAAGGCGCTAACATATACTTAAGAGATAGAATCAAAGGTGTATTTGAATCTGGTAATAACCAAATTAACGAGCGTGTTGATACTTCTTTCGGTGAATTACTCAATGTATTAGAGTATGGCGAAGAAAATATGAACCCAATTATCTTTAAAGATACTTCAGTTCCTTACACTGCAGCTCGTAATTTAATCCAAGACAATAGAGAATTTATTACTAATGAACTTATTGATTGGATTGAAAATAACAATGAGTTCTTTGCATACGATAGTGCTTCTTGTCGTAGGGATGTTTCTGATTACATAATCCCAGCTGTTACAAATGACATGATGTTTGATACTAACTATAACTCAGTTACTGCAGGTCGTGCATATTATATGGCTACTGCAAAAACTGTTATGGAACAACAGAATAACGAAACAGTTGCAGCTTATCGAAGACTTAAAGACCAAACAAACGAATTAATTGACGGCAATTCATATCTTGCTTCTGAAAGACTTGATGCTGGATACGACCAAATTTTAGAAATCTTAGAAAATAAAGGAAAACAGTTTACTCCTTCCGCAGCTACTTATGACCCAGAAACTGGGTTATCAGTTATCACACTAGGTACAGGCCACGGTCTAACTGTTGGAAGAAAGGTCCTTCTGAAAACAGGTGGCCTTGTATTTACTTGTGATAGAGATAATAATACAACAAGAACAGGATATCCTAGAGCTTCTGACCCAGCTGCTGGAACACCTATTGAAGTTATTGGTGCAAATGCTACTAAGATTACAGTCAATGTTGGTAAATCAGCAATTATTGACCAACACACATTTGTTGAAGCATTACCTAACTCTGTATCAGTATTAGGTGACGCTATTACATGGAGTGATTCTACAGATATTCCTGTTGACAGACGTAATGCTAGAAAACAATTACAAGATAATAGAGAGTTTTTACAAGATTTAGTATTAGGTTATATTGATGAAACATATTTTAGATATGACTCAGACAAGTGCAGAAGAGATATTCAATCTTATATCTTACCTGCGGTTGAGCGTGATATCTTAACAGGTTCTAACTATAACGCTATTCAAACTGGACTTGCGTATCGCTCAGGTACTGCTCTTGCAGATAATGTTATTAATGAACAGCTTGTAGAAACAACTGGCGCAATTAACGAATTAAAGACTCGTGTAAATACTGACGAGATTGGTTCTCAATTTACACCTACTGATGCTTCATACGACCCAGAAACTGGAAGATTTGAAGCAACTATTGGTAGACATAGTTTACAACCAGGTGATTATGTAAGATTCCTCGAAGATGGTATTACGTTCAGTTGTGATACAGGAAGCGGACCTACAAACGATGCAGTTCCAAATCCAGGGCATCCTTATTATAACCATCCTTGTCCAGTACATTCAGTTACAGCAACAACAATTGTATGTTTTGTAGGAACTGGTGGTTCTAATGAGCATACATTTGTATCAGCTTTAACAAATGCAATTAGTCATGTAATTGGTATTAGTGACAACGCATCTGAACATCGTTCAGATGAATCATTTGACAAAATTGTTTCTATTGTTAATAGTGGAAATAAAACATATACAACTACAAATGCTACATACGACCCAGTAACTGGATTGTCTGTATTAACAATTGGTTCTCACGATTTACAAATCGGCGATGAGATAATGATTGCTCCTGATAGTTTAACATTTACTTGTGCAACTGATGGTAATGCAACTCAACATACTTATCCTACAACTACAATTACACAGTTTACACCAACTGGTGCTACTTATGTTCCATCGACTGGAGTATTTACTGCAGAAATTGGTGCTCATAAATTACAAGTTGGCGATGAGATTGAAATCGCACCTTATAGTATTACATTTACTTGTGAACTTGATGATAACGCTACACAACATACTGTTCCTGAAGCTCACCATCCATTCTATAAGAAAAAGATTAAATTAACTGCAGTTACAGCAACAGGTATTGAATGTAATGTTGGAGCTGTAGAAAATGGTGGCGGAGTTCACACATTTGTATCAGCAATTACAAATGCTATCGAAGGCGAAAGACAACACCCTGCATATAAAAAACCAGTAGTAGTTGCAAGTACAACTAACACAACAATCACTTTAAATGTTGGAACATCTTCTGATACATCTGCACATACATTTGTATCGGCAACAGCTAATAATATTAAAACAGCTAAGTATATCTCAACATATACACCAAGAACAGCTACATACGATGAAGTAACTGGAGTATTCGTAGCAACTATTGGTCAGCACAATTTAGAGGCCGGTGATTATGTTTCTATTGCACCAGAGAGTGTGGTATTTACATGTGCTCAAGATGGTAATGCAACAGAACACGCATATCCAGAATCACACCACCCTGCATATAAAACACCAGTAAAAATTACTTCTGTTACTGCAGACACAATTACAATGAATGTTGGCGCAGGAGCAGGTGGAACTCATACGTTTGTTAGAGCTGATGCTAATTGTATTGATAGTGATGTTCTAGTATTCCCAGACCCAGCTTCTCATGTATCTCATTATACACCAACAACTGCTACTTATGACCCTGCAACAGGTATTTCAGTAGTAACTATCCCAGGGCATGATTTAACAACTGATGATTATATCGAGTTCGCTCCATATAGCTTCACATTTACATGTTCTCAAGATGGAGATGCTACTGAGCACTCATATCCAAGAAAAGGTGATGGTAACTATAGAGTACCAATGCAAATTACAACAGTTGCTGGTGATGATATTACAGTTAATGTTGGAACAGGTTCAGGTGGTACTCACACATTTGTATCTGTTGAAAAACATGCAGTTACAAAAGTTACTTACAACTCTCAAGGTCAATATGCTAGAGAACAATTACAAGCTAATAAAGACTTCTTAGCTGCTGAAGTTAATGCTTATCTTGATGATAATTACTTCATATTTGATGGAGAAAAATGTTCTAGAGATACTGGATTAATACTAGATGCAGTAAGACGAGATGTTGCTTCTGGTTCTAACTACCACGCAGTATTTAATGGTCTATCATATAGATTAGGTGGAGCTGGTGCTCAATTAGTATATCAACAGCAATTAACAGAAACTGTTGGCGCAATTAATTATCTAAAAGATAAAGCTGCAGCTGAAGCAGATATTACAGGAACTGCTTTAACAAGAAGTAATGCTGCATTTGATGAGATTATTGACATCTTACAAAATAGTGAAACAGCTGCTGACGCATTAACTTTCGGAACTAACTCTGTATCAGCAAATCATACAACTGCAAGACAAATATTACAATTAAATAAAGCATTCTTACAAGCAGAAGTCACAGCATATATTGCTCAAAACTTCCCAACATTAACTTACGATGTTGCTAAGTGCGAAAGAGATACAGGATTCTTAACTGATGCTATATCTTGGGATATACAACACGGCTCTAATGCAGCTGCTGTTAACTTTGCAAGAATGTATTATGATAATGCTATTGCTGTATTACCTGAAGACCAGATTTTACCAACAGCTAAAACTTGGGAACATATTGCAAACGTTGCATATAATATTGTAAGAGACATTACAGTAACACCTACAACTGGTAACGCACAAACACAAGATACTTCATTAACAGACGCTGGTGTTGAAGTTGGTGAAGCTGTAAGAGCTGGTATTAATATTACAACTCAAGTTATTAGAGATAAAAATAGAGACCACTTACCAGCTTACATAGAACCTTCTATTGAATCTGGAATGGAAGCTGCTGTTGCAACACTTGATGGTATTACTGAAAATCTACAAGCAAGTGTTATTGACCACATTAGAAAAGAATATAATGGCTTACCATACAGTAAAGCGAAATGCACAAGAGACGTTGGTCTTATGCTTGACGCTGTTTCAAGAGATATTGAATATGGTGGTAACGAAAATACAGTTGAAGTACTTAATTACTACTTCAGAAGATTTGATTCTCAATCGGCAGACTATGAGCAACAACGCTCTGTCAATGTCTTGCCACTTGAAGTAAAAGGTCAATTTAAAACATTATCTGAATACGAAGATAATGCTAATGTATCTGGTTTAAGAGAAGCAATTAATATTCTTCCTTACGAACAACGCGAACCTACAAGACAAGCATTTGCTTGGTTGGCTGATAAAGCTAAACAAGTAGTTGAAGAAACAGCTATTACTCCAACTTCAGGTAATAGTCTAACACAAGATACTAGTGGAACTGCTGCTAATGCTACAACCGGTACTGCAGTACATGATTTAATTAACACAGTTGCTGATTTATTAGATGATACTAATATTGAAGATGACGAAATGCCTACAATCACTAAGGCTTCGTTTGACCCGAACAGAACAAATGCAAGATTACAATTACAACGTAACAGAGACTTTATTATTGAAGAAGTACAAGGCTATCTCAAGGATAGATACTATGTCTTTGATGGCGATAAGTGTAAGCGTGATATCGGCTTAATTATTGATGCTGTTAAAGCTGATGTATTAACTGGTTCAAACTTCAACACAGTATTTAACGGACTTGCATACAGAATTGGTACAACAGGTGCTGATGCTGTAATTAACGAACAATTAACTGAAACTGTTTCAGCAATTAAATATGCTAAAGGATTAGTTGTTGCTGCAATATCTGACGACACAATGAAAACTGCAGCTGAAGCATCATTTGATGAAATCATTGATATCATGACAAATGGTTCTGGCAATGCTGACACAATACTTTATACTAATAACGCAGTAAATACTCAACGTATTAATGGTAGAGCTCAATTACAAAATAATAAAGCATTCTTACAAGCTGAAATTACTGCTTGGTTAGCTGCAAACAGACCTTCATTAAGTTATGATGTTGCTAAGTGCGAAAGAGATTTAGGATATCTAATTGATGCTATCTCATTCGATGCTCAACATCGTGGTAACTTTGCAACAATCAACGACGCTAAACTTTACTTTGAAAATGCTGTAAGCGTATTACCTCTCGACCAAAGAGAACCAACTGCTGCTGCATTCGCACATATTGGTGATTGTGCTAACCTTATTGTACAAGACACAGATATTGGTGGATTAAAATCTTCTGGTAATGCTGCATCTCAAGACTTTAGTTCAGGTTCAGCAGGTGGAGCAATCGGTGATGAAGTTGAAGGATTATTTGATATTGTTGCAAATAGTATTACTAATAATACATTGCTACTTAATCCTCCAGTTGAATTCCCAACGCTTTCAACATATAATGCAGTAAATCAATCTGCGTTTGGTGAAATTGAAGGTGTTAAAGCAACAGTTCAATCTGGTGTACTAAATCACTTATCACAATACTTCGAAGTACTTCCATATAGCGAAGAGAAATGCAGAAGAGATACTGGATATATTGTTGATGCAGTTGCTCACGATATTCAATATGGTGGTAATGCAGCTACAGTACAAACTGCTGGAATGTATTTTGAAAATGCAGTTAATACTGGATTACAAATCGAACAAAGAATGGGAACACGAGATGCATTCTTACATATGGCTAAGATTGTAGAACATGTTGTTGGTGCTAAATCAATTACAACAACTGAATTCCCAAGAGAAAAGAAATACTATACTGGTGATATTCTAACACAATATGATTACTGGAATGGTATTCCTTCTTATCAAACAATAGAAACACAAGATACAGCAAAAATTGGTGCTAATCCAAATACATGTAAACTTGCAAAATCTCTTGTTGAAATTATTGCAAATGCTGTAGATGACGCTAATGAAGTCAGAAACACAATACCTGATAGAATTGATGTTGAACAAACTTGGATGGGTGATAACTTTATCACAGCTAAAGAGTTAGTTGAAAGTCAGTCAGATGTTTACTCTGAAGCAGTAATTAGTTATCTATCAACAACTCATAATGGATTATCATTTAGAGATGCTAAGTGCAGAAGAGATATTGGTTATCTTATCGATGCGGCTTCTCATGATGTTCAGCACAATACAAACTTTGCAATGCGTCAAGCTGCAGGTATTTACTTCGAAAATGGAGTATCAGTATTACCTGTAGATACAAGAATACAAACTGCAGACATCTATCAATTCTTAGGAGATGCTTGTGAACAAGTTGTTCAGGAAATTCCTGTAACTAACGCAGTTAATTATACATTAACTCCACAAAATACAAGTGGAACTCCTGCAACAGCTGCAGAAGGTACAGAAGTACATGATTTAATTGGATATGTTGAACAAGTTATTAGAGCAAATGATACTGATGAGCTTCCTGCAATATCAGCAAATACTGCTTGGGTTGCTTCTGAATTATCAACAGCTGCAATTACACTTGATGATAATACTGAAGAGCTTGCATCTGATGTAACAGAATTTATTAATAGAGAATTTGATGTACTTGATTATAACAAAGCGAAGTGTAGAAGAGATACTGGTTACTTACTAGATGCATTTAGCTTCGACTTGAACTATGGTGGTAATACTGCTTCAAGATGGAATGCAGATTTCTACTTCTGGAATTCAGTATTCAGATTACCGGAAGACCAAAGAATACCAACTGCAAAAGCTTACAGACAACTCGGTGTAATTTGTAAAGATATCGTATTGGGCGAATATCCAAATCAAACAATACTTGGCGAAGTTGCTACTGAAGTTGAAAGCAAGAAAGTACAAAGCCTTGCTAATATCTTCTACAAGACACAAATATTTAAAGATACTAAGTACTTACCAGTTAAAACTGAACCAGACTACGAATACAGTCCATCAGTATTTACTGACGCACAAGCAGTTATTCAGCAACGCAGAAAAGAGTTGCAGAAAGATACAGTTAGGTACGTCAATGCTACTTACGACTTCCTTGATATTAACTTAACAAGACGAGACGCACGAAACTTACTCACAGCAGTTATTAACGACTTTGCTTATGATAAGTTTGACCCAGACGTACCAGTACCAACATATAGTGATAATGGTTCACAGAATGCTGTTAGAACATTTACTGCTTCATTCTTCAATTATGATGGTACTCATGTATTCCCAGTATTTAATCCAACAAGACAAGGATTGAAATACAAAGGTTCAGTTGCTCAGTTATCAGATTTAGCATCTATTACTGGACAAAAACCAAATTGGGCATACATTGTTGCTACAGACTTATCAACAAGCTTCTATGCTGGTAATATATATTATTGGAATGGAAGTACTTGGGTATTAGACGGTGCAAATAATACTGACCTTCTCGACGCATTCACTGGAAGCTGGGATAGAATGAGAGATTATATTGTTAATAATCTATCACCTAACTCAGAACATGACTTGATGGTTGAAGGTCTATTTAATGACTGTCTGAAAGACAATGTACTTAGACCTGAAACATTAGTATTCGGCGCATTGGTTGAATCTATCGCTCACCAGTTCAATGGTGCTTCGGCAGGTGTTAACAGAAACGCGTTACCACTTAACTTCAGAAACTTAGGTGCTGCGATATCAGCAGTTGCTTCAGTACTCAATGAGGATGGTGGTAGAATCAGATGGTCGGGTGCTGATGAATTGAATAACCAGTACTTCGCAAGAGGATTGAGAATTAATGGTAGAACAGGACGAATTGAAGGTCGACCATTTACATCATCTGTAAGAAAACTTGCAAGACGTGCTTCTAACAGTAGAGCATCATTATAAAAGAATAGGATAAAGAAAAATGCCAATAACAACAATTACAACTTCTCAGGCACCTGACGCAAAACCAGTTGCCATTAATAAGGTCGTATCCACTAACTGGCAAGTTCTTATTGAAGTACCTCAATACGAAGTACCTGAACTAGTTTTTGGTGGTTCGACAACAGTTGAACCGGGTGTTGGTGAAGTTATTTCACCATTAATTTTATGTAATACAACAGCTAATACTGTAAACGTTGACGTTAGAACTCACCGTGAAGATGTTAATGCAGAGTTTTACATATTAAGAAACTTACCAGTACCAGGATATCAAACAACAGCAATTCCTTTGAATGGCCAATTTTTAAAGAGTGGTGATACATTAGAAATTTTAGCAGATACTGATTTAGCAGTACATGCTACATTATCATTCACATTAGGTCAATCAGAAGAAGATGACGTTGTTTAAATACAAATAAATATATTAAATAATGATAAACGGAGAATAACTTAAATGTCCTTTGGAACAATCACAGGAAAAAGTCAGCTAATAGGTTGGGGTAATCCACAACCTTTTCCTATTACACTTGATGTAGCCGTATATGAAGGTGCGGTCGTATATGCTGACAACAATAGAATTTATTACTCCGATGGTACTAGTTGGTTAGAAATTGGTACAGGACCTCAAGGTATCCAAGGGTTTAGAGGTATTCAAGGTACACAAGGTCTTCAAGGTGATTATGGACCTGGTTTTACAATTATCGGTTCAGTTGCAGATGTTGACGCTGGTGGTGACCCACAAGCAACTCTTAATGCAGCATTTGGTTCTGCTAATGTTGGTGATGGTGTTATTGATGAAGCTGATGACGAACTATGGATTTATGTTGGTTCAAGTACTTGGGTAAATATTGGCTCATTTAGAGGTATTCAAGGTTTTCAAGGTCCTATAGGTTTCCAAGGTATTCAAGGGCCACTCGGTAACGAAGGTATCCAAGGGGAAAGAGGATTCCGTGGTTTCCAAGGTCCAAAAGGTATTCAAGGTTTTCAAGGTGTTCAAGGTGACTTAGGTATTCAAGGTATCCAAGGGCGAAGAGGACCTCAAGGTGTTCAAGGTATTACTGGTATCCAAGGAGATTTGGGTATTCAAGGTATCCAAGGCGTTCAAGGCGTTCAAGGTATAACTGGTATCCAAGGCGATACTGGTATTCAAGGTTTACAAGGTTATAACGGTGATGATTCTGGTCATGTTGTAGAATATAGATTAACAGGTACTGCAACTTCTGAAGCCGACCCTGGCACAGGAAACATGATTTGGAATGATGCTGGTTTTTCTAACACATCCAATTTCTCTACAGTTGATACAATGTGGGTTGACGATGAAGCATTTTACAGTGTCAACTTAGATAACTTATTCTCAACAATAGATAGTCAAGCAGGTGCCGATAAAGCTGTAATGAAAGTTACAAAGCGTGGCAATCCTAGTGACTATGTACTATTTGCAATTAACGATTTAGAAGACAAGACTGGTTATTGGCAATTTAGCGTTACATTCTTAGCAGGTAACGCGCTAAGAGAAGACTTTACAGCATATAATGGTGGGAATGGAGTTTGGACACAATATCCTTTATTAGTAGCATTTAGTATTGTTGGTGACCAAGGTATTCAAGGTGTTCAAGGTATTACTGGAATTCAAGGTTTACAAGGACCGCAAGGACTACAAGGTTTACAAGGCCCACAAGGAGTTCAAGGCACAACTGGTAGTCAAGGAACTCAAGGTTTACAGGGAGTAATAGGGCCTCAAGGAATCCAAGGAGTACAGGGACCACAGGGAACTCAGGGTGTACAAGGAGTACAAGGTTCTACTGGTGATTTTGGTGGTATTTCTTACGATTATGATTACGATGCAACAGCAGCAGACGCTGACCCAGGTGTTGGTAAATTAAGATTTAGCTCAACAAACTTTGCTTCTGCTAACTTAAAACTCTGGATTGACGATGAAGATAAAGGTTCAGTTGCAGTTATGGACGGTGTTGCTACTGAATTAGCTGCACTTACAGGTTCACCAAAAGGTTACGTTAGATTTACAAATAAAACAAACGTTTACGACCAATTCTTAGCAAGAATTGACGATATTACAGATAAAACAGGTTATTGGGAATTTGCTGTAACTAGACTAAACGGTGTTACTGCTATGACAGATAACACTAATTTAAATGTCACTTTCTCAAGAAATGGCGACAGAGGTTTACAGGGAATACAGGGATTACAAGGTTTACAGGGACCACAAGGACTTCAAGGTTTACAAGGAGTACAAGGCGAGAAAGGTATTCAAGGTGACACTGGTATTCAAGGTATACAGGGTATTCAAGGAGAATCAATCCAAGGAACACAAGGTCTTCAAGGTACTACTGGTTCTCAAGGATTGCAAGGTCTGCAAGGATTACAGGGCGGCACTGGTGGTCAAGGTACTCAAGGTGTTCAAGGTACAACTGGTATTCAAGGTTTACAAGGACTTCAAGGCGAGCAAGGTCAATATGGTGGCTTAACATTTATTTGGAACTTTGTTAATAATACACTTGGTGGCACAGACCCAGGTACAAATAATTTTAAGTTTAACAATTCAAATCCAACATTAGCTACATTAATTACAATCGATGATATTCCTGCTGACCAATATA